TTATGCTGATGGCCACCCGTGTTCAAGCATGTCGACCGTGTAGGTTCCTTCTGCCAGCGCTGTCAGCAATTGGCACTCGCGGTCGAAGCTTGCTTGGACATGCGTGCGTACCGCAGTGGCGATGTCGATCAGTTGGGCTGCCGTGAGCTTGGCCGGGCCGCTTAGCGCTTTCCAAACGCACACGTAAGTCGGGTCGATGACGGCAGACAATGCCGCTGCTGTGATCAATGCTTGGCTGTCGCGATGGGTGTCAATCCTGATGCCGTTGATGGTGATGCCTGCGATTTCGTGCTGATAGCGCACGGCGGCGATTTGGGCGGGATGATCGACTGGCGGCCCAGGGTTTACCGTAAATATTCCGTCCACGTACTGCATGCCTGGCAGCACATTGCCGGGACAAGTCGTCCAAATTAAAGACGGGGGAAATCTGTCTTGCGGGTCGACGTCCGTCACTTCAGCCACCGTTGCGTTTTCTATCCGTGCCCACATGCTCATCACCATTGAATTGTCACCTGCCCGTCTGCACCGTCAGGGGCGGCGCTGCCTCCGCGTCCTCCGCCCCCATGTCCTGGAGTTAAAGGCTTACGGCTGTCGTCCCAAGAAGAGATTGACACCCCACCGCCGCCAGCGCCCCCGTGAAAACTAGTATTGCCTGAAGTACCAATAGCGTGACCGCCCGCTCCGATGGTGTGGTTTTCGTCACCACCCAAGCCCTGCCCCCCATAGGGTGCTTTTCCACTGATCAAACCACCACCGCCTCCCGTGGCCGCTACGGCTGTGCCGAATGACGAAGTTCCGCCATCGGTGCCCGTTCCTCCTTCAACCAAGGCGCCGATGCCTCCCGCGCCTACGGTGACGGTCACCGAGGTTTTGCCGCTCAGGTCATATAACTTTCTAGCGATCCCACCGCCTGCGCCGCCGGAAGGACCTGGATATGTTGTAGATCGAGCGCCACCGCCACCTCCGCCAATGACTTCCACCCAAACCTTAGTCACCCCTGAGGGTACGTCCCAGGTGTAGACCCCCGGTTTGCTATAGACCGCTCTACCACGGAACGGGAACAGCTCGGCCAGCGTCCGTGGCGTCACTATGGTGCGGTTGTCGGTCCCTGATCGAACCTCGCTAGATATGGCAATCTGCGCTATTCCAGCCCTACCTGCAGTCGCTTGAACGACCCTGGCGCCGATCGCCTGGAAGACTCTGAGTGCATTCATCGGTTTGCTGGTATCGGCGCCTTTCTCGGCGTCACGCTGGCTGGCAAAGTCGATACCAGTGCCATCCAGGAATGAGTCGATTTTTTGCTTCAGCCAGCTCGTTCGGTTCGCCAGTTGTTTGCCCTGTTGATTGGAAACACCGTCGGGGCCGCCCACTACGGGATCGGAAGTTTCGAGCTGGTAGATACCAGACGCCCATTCTGGTGATTCGGGTAAGTTAGCCATTAGCTGCTCCCATGGTTGTATTGGCCGTCGTAGTACGCGACGGCGTTGTAACGGATGGCGACGGATTGATAGTCGAGCGATACCAAGCGACAGCGCGCCGGGGCGACGGATAGAAGCAGTCGACGCAGGAGTACCGCCTGGTCGTTGGTGATGACGCGCTTGAGCACAACCCGGTACAACGGCCAGGCGGAGGACTCGGTGCTCGGTTGCGCGTGTAAGCCTTCCTGCAAGATGACGTCACCAAACCCCAACAAGCGAATGACCTCGCGGATCGCCCAAGGTGTGCCTTTGAAGCGGTGCAGCTCGCCCGCGCCTTTGATCAAGTTGCGTTTGGCTTCTTCGGATTCGGCCAGTTGCCAGGCGGCTTCGTCCAAGAGTGAGAACTGGTCGGCCAGGACTGGTAGTAACGCGGGCTTCACCAGATCGATCAGGTAGACCAGCATCACATTGAGATCCAGCTCGGCCAGAGCTTGGTTTAGTAGTTCGCATAACAGTGCGAAACGCTCATCACCGGCCAATGCCGGTGGTAGGGGCTGATCAGTCATGGACCACCCCGGCGTCAACTAGCTGAATGGCGGAACAGTTCGCCCATTCATGGCCCTGCAATTCGCGCAGGCCCGTCGGCAGCAATAGCTGGGCGCGGTATACCCCGGTCACTTGAAGCAATGCGGTGAGTTGTTCCGGCACCAGATCGCGACCGAGACTGGCGCGGCATTCGGCGGCATAGGTCTGTGCGGCGGCTCTGGCGGCTGCCATGGCGGCGGCCCGGTCTGCGTTGGCGTAGAAGGTGATGTTGGCCTTGATCTGATAGTCGATCTCGACGGGTGATAGGACGTTAACCGTGTCGCACAGGGGGCGGAGTTTTTCGCCGCTGACCTGAACTCCAACGCGTTGGAGTAGTTCCTCTGTTGGTAGACCGGCGGTGGTCAGCGGAAATAGCGCGACATGGCCGTCTGGCTGACCCTCGTCTGGGCCTTGTACAGCGACTTCGATGATGGACTGGTGCACGGCCAACGTGTGGTAGCGATATGCGGCGCGGCTCCCCGCGTTACTGAAGGCTTCGGGGGCCAGGATGATGCGCTCGCGGTAGCGATCGTCGTCTTCGTCTTGGGCACCGTGGGCGGTGACTGTTGTGTTGCTGACGGTCAGGCCTGCTGCCGACGAATGACCGAGGGCGCTGATCTGGCCGGGGGTCCAGCCGTTACCGTGTTCGCCGACGGTCAGGCAGGTGGCGGTGACGGTCACTTGGGTGGTGCCGGGGCTCAGGGTCACGTCTTGGTCGGTGATAAAGGTCAGCTTGGCGTCTTGGGTGCCGACCCGCGTGCCCATTGGGATCAGTAGCGGTTGTGTTGGTGCCGTGGGCAGGCTGAAGCGCAAGGTGCAACGGGCCGGTTTTGCCAGCAGTCGGGGCGTGGCGACCAGTTCGCCGAGGTAGTCGAGGATCGGGCCGCGGGCGAAACGCACCAGCAGCTGTTCGCCGGCGTGCTGGATGCTCATCTGCAACCGTGACACGGCGTAGGCAATCTGGTCGATGTACAGCCGTTCGATTTGGGCGGGGTACAGGGTTTTGCCGGACTTCTGTTCATAGCGGGCGATCAGTTTCGCCTCGAGTTCTGCCGGGTCGATTTTGATGAACTCGGGTCTAGGCAGCTCGCGCATAGGGCACCTCGGTCAATTGGAGAATCTGGCCGGCGATACCCCATCGCACCCGCACGATGATCTGCTGCGCATTGATCACGATGTGGACCTGGACCACCGAAATGCGCGGCTCCCAGCGTCGAATGGCATCGACCGCTTCGCGAACCAGGTGCGGGGTCACGCGGTTTGTGGGCCAGTCGAGGTACAGGTGTAAGTCACTGCCGAACTCCGGCCGATGGGGATCGCTGCCTTTGGGGGTGGTCAGGATGATGCGGATGGATTGGTCGATGTCGCGCAAGCCCTCGACGACTTCGCCGGAGGTACCGAGGGTGGGCTGCCAATGGGCGGCGGTGATGCTGGTGTGAGGAATGGGCGTCGTCATGCGCCCATGGTGGGCGATCTAATCAACAGCCGCTTTTAATCGGATTTAAAGATGCTGTTCGGGCGGCCGATGATGCGATATTGCAAAAAAAATCGAAAGGAATCGTGGAAATGTTCGGCATCTCAAAAGCTACAGCTCTACAGCTTGTAAAGGAGTTTCGGATTCCCTTTGTGGTCGCGACGGCATGGACTACCTATGCCGTTTGGGGGCCGGAAGTTTCGTTCAAAAGCTTCATTTCAACCTTTGGAACTTCGTTTTTCTTGGCTAGCTGGATGACCGGGCAGATTTTTAGAGTTCGGAAGCAGGCGGGTGTTGAGAATAGCCTCTCCCAGGTGCAAAGCCGAATTGAGCTTGTGACAGAGCAGCTAGAAAAACAGACGAAACAGCTCATTGGGCATGTGACAGGAGGAGATAGTTTCGTGTACTTCAAGGTCATCGCGCACGGTGATGACAGCAGTACTTGGATGGCAACTCACGGTGGAGATGATGATTACCCTGTGTATCGTGCCAAAGCCACTATTGTTGATTTGGATATTTTTGATGCCACCGTAGCTCTTGGGCGAGCAGACGAGGCCGATACGCATGTCTCAATCGGAGATTTGCTACCTCAATCATTTAGAATCATACGCACGCATGATCTAGGGGATGTAGACGCCCGAAGTTTCAATATTTTCATGACTGCTGGTAACGGTCGCATACAACAGAAGCTCAGAATGCGTCGCGTCAACGATGGCTGGGTTCAAGCGACACGGGTGAACAACAACAGTGGCGTTGTCCTTTTGGAGATTGATGATGGCTATCCAAGAAACGCCGCCGGAGAAGTTTGCTGGGATTAATGAGCTAGTGGGAGTGGTGGTTTGAGTTACCACCCGCGTCCATGATCGATCCGGTGACTGTTACGTCCCCGTTAACCTGCAAGCTACCTTTCAAGGTGACTTGCAGGATGTCTAGCTTGGCCGAAGGCGCTTTGATTACCAGTGGTTCGTCGGCTTCAATCGTAATGTTCCCCCCGCACTTCAGCCGCATCGCCCCTATACACTCCAACCGCATCACCCTAGCCGTCCGGTCATAACTCGAAACCGTCCCATCACTGAACCGCACATAGTCCGTATCCGCATCCACAACCGGCGGAGGTTCGGCGCTTGAATAGATCCCGCCCAGGTACACGCCACCGACCCCATCCGCATCGAGCAACACCGCAACCTGCTCGCCCATTTCCGGCATGAGCGGTCGACGTTGTGTGCCCTGAGTGTTGCGTTGGGGAATATGGAGCCAATAGGTCTGCAGGCCGTCGCGCTCGTCGAGGCGAACACGAATGCGGCAGTTTGGGTAGTCGATGGCGCTGACTTCGCCGTAAGCCAGATCGATGCTCATGATGTTTGCTCTTGGTGGGTGGTGCGGACGCGGCATAGGTGTTTGTGGACGGTGTAGCCGCCGGTACGGGTGATGCGGTGGTGGGATGATGTGATGAGGTAGCGCCCGCCAAGTTGCCCGGCGGCGGCCAGGGTGACGACGTTGCCGCTGACCAGATTGGGGCTGCCCATGGCCGTCCAGCTACCGGTGGTGCGCTCACGGTTGGCTTTAGCCAGCTCGGCGGCGACTCTGGCTTTGGATGCTTCAATGGAGGTGCCGCGTTTGCGGCTTTTTTGTGTGTCACCGCTGGTGGTGGTTTTGCTAGCGCTGCTGGGCGCGGCGACGGTTTCGCCGTTTTCGAGGGTGTAGGTGATCAGCTGTTTGTTGGATGGGTCTTTGTGTTTGAGCTCGACGGATTGGGGGACGGTTTTGATTTGGTCGCGCAGGTTCACATGGCTTAAGTCCTGGAGCACCAGCGTTGCTACTGGCGCGGCGTTGGACAGTTCACTGATGGCGTGGAAGACCAAGCGTTGGCCGGTGACTTTGAAGGCGTAGTCGAATTCGGCGGCCAGGTTGCGCAGGAACGTTAGGTCGGCCTCTTGCTGGGTCAGTCGGTCGAGCGGGATCGGTTGGATGTTGCCGATCAGTTGCAGGCGCTGGCGGGTGGCGATCTGTCGGGCGATGGCGGTCAACGTGGTGTTTTCGTATGCGTGGTGATGCGTGGTGCGCAGTGCTGTTTTTATGCCGGTGGCCAGGCCATGGAGGGTGACGGTTGAGGGTGGGCAGTTGAGTTCGACCTCATCGATTTCGAATCGGCCGAGGGCTCGCAACGGTTGGCCCTCCCAGCCAATGGACAGAGATAAGCTGTCGCCGTGGCCTGGGTACCATTGATCGCGCCACTTGCCTTGGGTGTCTTCCAGCTCGACCGCCAGGCTGTCGGCCTGGCCGGTGAGGTAGTCGGCGTAAGACAGGGACAGCAGGTGCTGGCTGACGTTACGGGTGATGTTGTGCTGCTGGTAAGTCAGTACGAAGCGTGCGCTGGGCACCTGTTGAGGGATCATCGCATCCATGGCGGGAGGTCTTCTGTGGTGGGGAGCGGTTGCAGCATGGGAATGGCGAGCCTTAGCCCCGCGGGCAATACCGCACTGATGGGCACATGAGGGTTGGCCTGAACAATCGGCAGGTAGCGGTGGGCGTCGCCGTAATACCGCCAGGCCAATTGGTCCCAGCGTTCGCCCTCTGTCGTGGTATGCGCGATGAACATCAGGCCCTCCGGGTCAAGACGTGTGCGGCCAAGCCCGCCCATCGGGCGTTGGCAGCGTCCATGGTGCTGAGCGCCTGGTCGAGGGCAGCGCTGGACGCAGCAAAGCGATCGAGGACGTTGCCCAGGTCCACAGGGTTCAAACTGTTGCGTGCGCTCGTGACATGCCCCAGCACTTGCTCGCCCAGACGTGATAAATCGACGGTGCTGTCGAGCGCCCCCGCGACGTGGGTCAACCCCAGCAACGGCTCGATGGCCCGCGCCGTGATGCCGAGTAGCTGCGGCACCTGGCCTAGAACCAGGGTGGCGTCACGGCTCTTGACCGCACGGTAAAGGTTCTGCCCGGCCCTGAGCAGGTTGGCGGCCGCCGTTGCATGGGCGACCACCTGCTGTGTGACGCTGGACGATGGCATCGGCCGCGTGATCAAACCGGGAGAACCGATGGTGGCGACTGACGTTCCGCGCAGGGTCGCGTCGAATAAGCCGGGGCGCGCGACGTTGCGGCTGAAGGGGCCGGTGTACTCCGCCAGGTTGAGTTGCACGGTGGCGGCCTTGACCTGCCCGGTGGCCGTGGCGCGCCGCCAGGTGTTGCTGATGTGCCGGATGACATACACGCCCAGGTATTCACCGCTGCCCATGACGAAGGCCAACGGCTGGTGTTGGCTTTTGGCTTGGTGCAACGCCTGTAGACGCGCTTGAGGATCGCCCAGCACAGGGTGTAACTCAATGGTCAGGTTGCATTCATCCAAGCCTTCGCCTATCCACTCCAACAGCGGCTTGCCCTGGATGCGCGCATGCTCGGCCCAGTCGGCAGAGCCGTTGTGTTCCATGCCGCTGATGCCACCTGCGACGGTGAATTCGATATCGCCCAAGATGGCAAACATCAGGCGACGACCTCATGGGTGGGGCCATAACTGCGGCGGCGTTTGTCGTGCAGGTAGCGCTCCATCAGCCGCACCCATTCGGCATAGCTGGCGTGTAGCCCTTGATTGATTTGCTCCATGCCGGCGCCGCTGGGCAGGTTGATCTGAGGTGAGAAATGGAAGGTCATTGGGCCGGCAGTTTCAGAGGCAACGGAGGACTTTCGGCCGGCACCACCCAACAGGCTGGCCTGGGTGACGTGCGCGGGATTGGGCGGCGCCATATCGACGGCACTCTGCGTTGCCATGTCGAGTGCCGCTTGCCGAACCAAGCCCGTCTGGGCGCGGATGCCGAGGGCGGCGCCTTCGCTGATGTTGGCGCCGTAGCCGATGAAGACGCGGCTGGGCGACTCGATGCCGAGGGTTTCGGTGAACCAGCCCTTAACAGACGACCCGATGCCCACGACGCTGTCCTTCAGAGCGCCGGCCATGCTGCTAATGCCGTTGACCAGCCCCGTGACCAACAGACCGCCGAAGTCGGTGAAGGTGGCCGGTAGCTCGATGCCGAAGTAGCTCATCACACCGGCAAAGGCCCGATAGAACAACCCGACCGGAGAGAAATTGATCAGCAGCCCGACAATGCCGGACAGGCCGCCGCTGAAGCCGGCGGTCACCTCGTCCCATAGGCCGCTGAAGAATGCTTTGATCGGCGTCCAGTGCTGGTAAATCAGGTAGGCCGCCAAAGCGATGCCCGTGATCAACAACCCGATAGGGTTGAGCATCAGGGCTCGGCCGAGCCACAGGACGGCTTGCCCGGCGAGCCTCAACCCGAGCAACAAGGTGCCACCGAGCGTTTTACCCAGGCGCAGCGCGCCTCGGGCGACGTTGAACAGCCCACCGCCGATTCGGCTTAACCGTGTGACGAGTGGCGTGAATTTGCCCGTCTGCCACAGGCCGCGCAGCACCGACCATTTGGCGGACAACGTCGTGACGGTGGTGGTCATGGCTACAAACGGTGCCATGACCAGGTGCGCGCCGTAGGCGATGCCGATGAAGGCCAGTTTGCCGAGCAGCAACCCGCCGACCAGGCCGACGACCCCGCGAATGAGCCCTGGATGTTGTTCTGCCCAGGCCGAGAACGAACGCATGAGCGGCACTACGGCACGGCTGACGTCCACGATGGCGGGCAGTAGCGCGCTGCCGACGGAAAGGCCGATGTCCGTCAGGTTGTTGCGCAGCTCTTTCAATTGCTCTTTGGTACTGCCCATGCGTTTGGCCCAGTCCTGGTCCAGTAACCCCTGGTCGGCGGCATTTTTACTGCCTTGTTCGATGCCGGTTAGATCCTTCTGATTCGCCAACGCGGGACGGATAAAGGACAGGACTTGCTGGTCGGCAAACAAGGCGCCGAGCTTGTAGGCTTCATCCAGCCGGGCCAGCGCCGTCTGCCGCTCTTGCTCGTCCTTGATGTTCAGTGCCTTGCCGTACTCGGCGGCCGCGGCCGGGGCCTTTTTGCCAAGGTGGGCCGTGAGGATATTGAGCATGGCCTGTGCGGGGGACAAACCCTCGCTGACCAGGTTTTTCATACTGCCCTTCAGATCAATGCCGGCCTTTTCAAAGGCCTTGAGCGTTTCCGGCGCGGTGAGCTTTGAGAGGAAGTTTTTATAGTTGTTGGCAGCTTCATCGTTACTGCCGGCACCGCGGCGGGCGATCTGCAGCGAGGCGCCGATTTCGGCCACGGCGCGCTCGCCAGTAATGCCCAGCGCAGCGAACTGGGGCGTGAGTTGCGGCAGCCATTTGGCCATGTCGGCCAGCTCGAACTGACCGCTTTTACCGGCAAACGCCAGCATGTTCATGGAACGCTCCAAGCCTGCCGCACCGATGCCCAGGTTGTCGCTGAGGGCGATGGCGACCGAGCCCAGATCGTTCATGCTGGCGCGGGTGGCGGTCGCGGTTTTCGCCATGACCGGCGCGTACGCGGTGAGCTCTTTCAGGTTGTCGATGCCGCCAGCAATGAGGATGGCGGTGCCGTTGGCGACGTCGGTTTGGGTCTGGTTCCACCTGAGTGCCGCGCCGCGCATGGCTAAGCTCAGGCGCTGTTCCTGGGCTGGATTGAAACCGCCCGTGATGGCGATGTCGCGGGTCTGGTCCTGGAAGTCGACCGCTGTATTGAATGAACGCACCACCGGCGCGCCCAACGCCACACCGGTGCCGATGACCTCCATGGCCTGGCCGCGCAGTTCCCGACGTTTCGTCCGCAGGGCATCACCGCGCTCGATGCTGGCGGTGAGGCTGTCTTGCTTGGCTTTGAGCTGGTCGATGGCGATGCCCATCGACGCGTACTGCTGACGCAGTTGGACAAGGCCGGTACCGCCACGGGCCAAGGCCGCTGACAGCGCGTTGCCAATGGCTTGCTGCTTGGCCGTGAGGCCATCAGTGGCCCGGCTGAGCTGCTGCACCGTGGATTTGGCGGAACTGAAGGCAGCATTGAAACTGCCTGAAACAACCCCGCCAATTTTTAACCCCAACAGGACTTCATTCGCCATTAGATCTAGCTACGCTTTGGGCATGTTTGAAAAAGCCGCGCTACGCACCGCCCACCTTGTTTACGCATTGGCCCTCGGCACCGGTGTGATCGGGCTTGCCTGGCTATGCTTGGCGCACTTGCCGTGGTGGGCGGCGGTATTGGCGTTCTGTTTTGGGCTACCTTTGCTGGCCTTGGCGGCCACCCCTTTGGCGGCGGGCGGCGCGTTGCTGGCAGGGTTGGCGGTGGGCATCGCGGCGCTGATCAGCCACTGGTTTTTTCGGCCAGTTCAAGCCGACGATTGATCTCACGTTCACATACCGCTACCCAGCGCCAGTACTCGACCATGTCGAGCCCGGCAATCTCAGACGGCTGCATCCTGAGCACCAGCAACAGCGCCTCGTCCCAGGACTGCAACAAGGTCACCGGCGGCCGCCATTTCCCGCAACACCTCGGTGGCGAGCCGGGAGTCGGCAATGTCGAACTCGCCGAGGTCTTCGAGCGTGATGCCCAGCATCTTGGCGACCAGCAGATCTTCCATGGCGCCTTCGTCTTTGGTCTGCGCTTGGGCGGCGGTGATGTCTTTGCGTTTGAGGCGCTTGATGGACAGCGTCGAGATCAGTTCGCCGCTGGCGCTGTTGAAGGGGAATTTGAGGGGGAAGCTGAGTGCATCGGCCATCGTTATGCTCCAGGGAATCGGTTGCTCGTTCGTTGAGCCCTGATGATGGCGGTGCGTTTGGTGGCTGGCTTTTAATCGGGTTTAAAGAGACGATTCGGGACGCATAGAAAGCCGCCACCAGAACCGGAGATCAGATGGAAGACGAAATCACACTTGAACATGACGGCGTGCTGCACACCGCGCTGTACAGCGTGTTCGACGACACGTTGACGGTGTCGCTGCCTGACGGAAACCAATGCTCTACGGAGCTTCGCGGGCTTGATCCAGCCAGCGCCGCGAGGGTTCACCTGCGTGCGTATGTTGGCCGTGTTACCAAGCAGAAGACGCCATAGGCCTTGATGATTCTTTGTTGTGAGGGCGCTTGCGGCGCCCCCACAACCTTGCCTGGTGACTACCCAGGCTTGTGGTTATCCAGTACTCGATTGACCGCTAACTCCCCCAACATGATGACCCGTTGCAGCACCAGCATCGTTTGGCGTCGTGGGCCTTCCGTCAGGTCAACGAGTTCGCTGACCATCACGCTGGCAGATGCCAGGGATTCGCAGGCCTCGACGAGCAACGTTTCGTCATCCACCGCTGCTTCGATGGTGAAGATCGTGCTGGGTCTGCGGGGCGGTATCTGCGTTTTACGCCCCTCGGGGTAAAGGTAAAAGTTGAGCGCGCGGTCTGCCGCCTCTTGTAGCTTCTTAGGATCTAGAGAGGTGACATCAGAAAGGACCGGATCGATGCCCGGGGGGTTGGGAGTTACTTTGAACATATGAACTAATTCCAGTGTTGGGGCCGCAACCGCTCTCGACTAAAAGAGGGTGGCGGCTGTGCGCAGGTTAGTCGACCGGTGGAATTAGCAAACCCGGCGCGCCCAAGGGCGCCCTGCGCACAACCACCATCAAGTACAGGATGAGAACGACCTGACTGAATGGTACTTGTGCACCTTACTAAAACCGTCCGGGCGACTAAACCCGACCACTGATGGGCAGTGGCAGGTCAACGATAGAGGCCGGGGGTAAAGCGCACAAGCCGGCGGATTCTGACGTACGCGTAAGTATGAGCGCAAGGTGTCGTAGCCTTTAGGACGTAACGCCGAGTGTCTTTAAACGTGCGTTCCAGAGCCTGTTTAGGCGCGCTAAACATCGAGGGCATTATTCTGTTTTGGGAAGGGTGGCGGCTGTACGCAGGTTAGTCGACCGGAGGAATTGGCAAAACCGGCGCGCCCGAGAGCGCCCTGCGCACAGCCACCATCAAGTACAGGCTGGGAAGGATCTAAATTGGACTTTCTTTGGGCGGCTGGCTGTCCCTTGAGGTCACTGATGGCGCTCTGAATGAAGGCCCCTAACGGGTAGACAGAGGGAGGCAGCTGTACGAGGTCCTTGCAGAGAGGCCAATCAATGCTAACGGTTGAATCCTCGTACAGCCGCCACAAGTGGCCGGGCTGCTAAAAAGATGGTCACTGTACGCCGGAGTAGGCCGGAGAATCAGGCATCGCCAGAAAGCCTAGGGGCCCGGCGTGCAGCGCCATCAAATATCGGGCGGAGCGGCCTGTTCCTTCATGAGAGGCACTTGAGTACCAATCCAGGCTGCTCCGCCCGGTCACTGCGAGCGGTGACGGGGATAAGATACCGGTGGGGTTATGGGTGTGCTGCCGGGGGATTCTGCGCTGGATGTAGGTAATGGCGCTGGATGCCGTAGCCCTTCGAAAGTCATCTATCCCTTGACCGTCCTATTGCGTACGGCTCGTCCTAAATGGCTGCTAACCTGCAAAGGTTCGCTGACTAACGGAATGAGGCTTCAAATTTGACTCAGCTTTCAGATATGAACGAGATCCGCGATCGCGTCGACTCCATCAATGCTGAGATATTTGAAGTCTTGCGCGATGCGAAAGTACTTGCCCGGCGCTACTACCGGTTAACGGGCAAGCCGTTGGGTATCACTGGTGAGGTGGCTGAGTACGAAGCAGCGACAAAGCTTGGCCTGGATCTGCATAGCGCCAGAATGGCCGGTTTTGATGCGACCGAAATGAAAAATGGCTGCCCTATACGTATCCAGATCAAAGGGCGGTGCGTGGTGAACCCAGCGAAGGTACAAGGCCGCTTGGGCTCCATTGATTTGGCGCAACCATTCGACGTTGTACTACTGGTGTTGCTTGATTCTGATTTCAACGCTTTTGCTATGTATGAGGCCGACCGTGATGCGGTGGTTACGGCTCTGACAAAACCAGGGTCAAAAGCCCGCAATGAGCGTGGTTCGTTGGGGATTAGGCAATTCATGGCGATCAGTTCACAGCGCTGGCTGCGTCCGTAATGGATTGCTTGCCCAGCCAGGGATGCACCTGAAGCCGTGTAGAAACCACTCAGGAGAACAATATGAGCGTCGAGAAACAATGGGAGAATCTACTGACGCCTGCAGTGATGCAGGAGCGAATGATTGCTATATCGCTCTACATAACGGCCTATGAAATGCTTAAAGAGTCGATCATTGGTCGTTTAAAGGATTTCTACTGCATCGGTTTCGATGCCGATGGTACAACCACCTCGCCAGATTACGATCTCAAAGTACTTGATCTTCATAAAAAGAGAAGTCCTCTTTATGCATCACTAATATGGTTGACGAATATAGGGGCTATTGATCAGGAGGATAATGAAGTTTTAGAGCAGCTCAAGGCGTTACGCAATTCATTAGCGCATGAGATGCCTGAAATCATTTTGAAAGGCAAAGACCTTGCACTTAAGGAAAAAATGCAAGACGTCATGAACTTGATGCGTAAGGTTGAGGTTTGGTGGATCGTCAACGTCGAGCTTGAAACTGACCCCGATTATGATAGGCGGGACATCAATTCTGAAGAGATCACACCTGGCCCCATTCTCATGATGCAGATAATGATGGAGGTACTGTCCGGCAACGAGGCGCTTAAAGAACACTACAAGGGCACGCGGTCGGCCTCATCGAAACCATAGATATCTACATTTGGTTCTCGACATAGCGGCTAATGCCTTACCAAGTGAGCGCCACTTCAAGTGTATAACTGCTTTCGACGTCTTCAGAAACCTGCCATACACTTTGATCATGCGCAAGCAATCGACCAAGCAATAGATGGTGTGGATGCTTAGCACGGCCTTTCGCGGCGCAGGCAATCATCACAGAACCTTTTAATCGTACAATAATGTCGTTGTGGATGCTGCTATTGCTGCCGTGGTGCGGCAAAATAAATACCGCTACCGCATCAAGTAAATTATGAAATCGCTGGAGCCAAGGCATCCTAGTACCAACCGTCTTTAGGTTCGCATCCCCAGTACAAAGCCAAGCACCGCCCTTGCTTGAAGATGGTGGCCCTGATTTCGAAGCGAGCCTGAGGTGCGGAGATACATAGAGAGGCCAGAAGTATTGATCCGACCGAGAAACATTCGTTGCGCCCTTAAAATTTGGGTGAGGTCCATTATACAGACTCAGTGAGGGTTTATTGTTGTCGTGGGAAAGAATGGAATAGCAGGATTTCAGCGTCTCGCGGCTGCTTTCATCAAAGAGCAGTGCCAGGAGATTTTTCGTAAACGCCCTTGAAGCGATTTTCCGGCTGCCAAATGTTCGAGGGAGCAAATGTCCCACCGCTTTGCGAAATAACTCGATACGCTCGACCGGGAAAGGATGAACGTAAGGTACAAGCAACCAAGATGCTGCTCGTCCCCCTGCTCCTGTTGAGATTGAGGTGTGCTCACTAAGCGAACGTTCCACAACCGTTCCTGATCGACGGGTATTTACTTCACCAATACTCTGAGAGCGGATTACGTAAGGATGGTCTGCGTCCGCTCCTTCACCGTTTGGCACAACGACGTCTTCGATTGGTTGCTCAGAATCGAAAGTGAACGGCTGTACCTCAGCCGTGCCGTCAGCACGTTGCAGATGCAGGATCCGTCTGACGCCCCGATCTGCAAACCAACCTGTGGTATCTGCCAGAAATGACCGGATGGAAGCTCTGAGTCCAAACTCGCCCATTGCTTGGCAAGCGATCATGGTCATCTGCAGCGGGTCCAAACAGGGAAGAATCACGGTATCAATCTGCATATGCGCCGCTAATGCGTCGATGCCATTGATGTGGTCTGCGTCCAAGTGAGAGATGAACAGAATGTCGATCTTACCCGGCGAACAGAACGACAGCCCTTGCTCAAAGTGCTCACGGTTGATTGAACCGCAATCAAATGCGTAGGTGAACACACGCGAACGCTCGTCACGAATGTGCCCTATCAAAAAACCACCTTGACCAACGGGTAGCTGGCGTACAGACGCATGCAGTGTTGCCATTTTCGAAGTCCCCTCCTTGAGATAACGGGATTGTCGAGTCCCATTTGCTTACCTCTTGAACGGTAGCACATTGCCATCTTCCGTAGGCAAGTAAATACAAGTCGAACGTACCGATGCAAGGTGCCCATCCAGCGCAGATGGCCAGCTACCTGTTCAGGGTGGAGGAGATTTCAAGCAGTTCAGGCTTGAAGTGCGCGCAGCTTGAAGGGGGTGCAATATCCAATCAATAGGCGGTATCTTGATCGACTGATGCAGTCATGGAAAAAATCATGGAACTCACAAAGTTTGTTACAACCCTGCGGGCCGTCACCCAGGAGTATTGGGATGCCAACCAAAGGCCTTTGTTGCTGAGTAATCTCCCTGTGGTTTTTGCACCGCTACAGATAGATCACCGAGCCGAGCTGAATGGGGAGACTCTGAAAGCTTTTGTGATACGAACGTCCAGTGATGATACCTATAGAGTGGTCACACACCCTGTGCACCGAGCCAAAATCGGCTTGGTACCCCCTCAGGTAGACTACAAATTTGAAGTTGTTGCTGAGCCCGAGCAGGAAGCCGCTCCTTCTGAAATGCCCGCCATTCAGAACGACGCGATTGCCTTGCTAAATATCCTGAGCAAGCTGGAAGCGGAGGATTTGGAGAAGATCAACATCCCAGTGTCTGTACTTGCGAAGCTATTCAAACAGTCATGAGAGTGTTCATCGGACTAGCAACGGGGAATGCATTTCTGCGGCAAGAGTTCGTAAAGCTTCGTAACAAGATCACGGCTCCTTCGAATTTCCCAGGAGGAGCTTTGACCTTGGAGCTGGGAGCGCCTGATCTCAACCGGGAGCCAAACCTAGAACGCTATTTTCACGATAAATCCAGCACGAGCGATGCATTGCTTGTGATAGGCGATGACCGTTGCGGCGCATGCCTAGAGTTTACCCGCACCGCATTATTCATACATCGTGTGGGAATTCCGTCTCGAGTCGTCAATGCCGAGAGCTATCTGGTGCAGAAGATTAATCGCCTGCTCAGCACATTCGCAGCGTTTTGTATTGAAGTATTGAATGGGCAGAACCTACAAGCGTCATTGTTACCCGAGCGCAATTTTGATGCACCGGAGTGGCGTGACTTGATTGAGCTTGTGCGTTTACGTACCCATGCTCCGAGCTTCGTTGAAGAGACCAAAGCGTTATTTTCGCAGCTTAAGCGGCGGCGAAAACCTCGCCGTAAGTCTAGCTACTCAACGCGCTACTTCATCGACGACGATGACAAGCACTTTGAATATGGCACAGAGCACCACAGCCTCCCCGCCACCGGAGCTCCGCATACGCTCTCTTGCGAACTGAATTTCACATTTCGATTCGGCAGAAGAGTGGCTGATGCCCAGCGGCACTTCAACGTCACGCGAGGCCCCGGGAATAACCCATCCATCAAGGGCTCTTTCCCAAATTGCCATTGCGAGTGGAGGGATGTGACGAAAACCACACACCTGAACATGTTCATGAACGATTATTACTAGCAAAAAAAAAGCGGAAATCCATTAATTGGTTTCCGCTTGATGCACCTATCGCGATGTTCCACCCGCTGCGTCAATAAAAAGGATCACTGCACTGAAACGTTTGTTTCGGAGTTTTCCTAGCTACTGGGACCACACTTGCCAGATCGGTGTCCAACGTATTGAATTCAGCGACCCGGACGGCTTGGAGCGTAGATGACGGTTGGATTCTATCATTCTGCGTTGCTTCGAGCAAATCTCGGACAGCTTCCCTTCCTTCTAAGGCTTAAGACATCCCAATATTTCTATTGTACCTACCCAACTGATCCACCCCACCCACCCGAAAAATATTCGCCAAGTAATCCAGCAACACCACCTCATCCCCATTGATCATCTGCCGCACGTAGGTCGCCGAAAACGGCGTCTCATACTTGGTCGAGTCACGCGGCTTATGCGTACCCAACTGGTACTCCTTACCAGTGATGGTCATGGTCGTGACCAGCGGGATCTCGTTGACCAGCCCGCCGTTATTGAACACCTGCACGTTGGAGCGGCATTGCAGCTGCACGCTCTTGAACGGCGTTACCAGCTTTCTGGCCGCCTCAAAGTACAAGCTGTTCCACGTGATTTTCCCCTCCAGCTTATCGATCCCGTCGGGCAATTCGATCAGCCCGACCATGCCCAGCCCCTGAAAGTCATTCATCACGGTTTTGATAGTGCCCAGGTCGATCTCTTCACACTTGCCAAAAAAGCTGGCGCCGTCCAGATAGAGGTTGGCGTTTGAAATGCGGTGTGCGCTAAAGCCTGCCATTTATGCGGCCCCCAGGTTGACCAGGTATTGCCCGGTGATTTCGGTTTCGAAGGTGCCACGCTCAAACGGCGGCGGCACGGTGAGTTTGTAGTTGAACAGTGCGTGACCTTGTTCCAGTTCGGTTTGCGGGTTGCGCGCCGGGTCGTACCAGCACTCGCCGCCGAGTAAGGCGCCGTCGCCGATGAGTTTGCGCAGGAACAAGTTGACGCTTTCGGTGATGCTGGTGATGAGCGAGGTGGTGATGGGCTGGTCGACGAATTGCAGCGCGCTGTAGCGGATGGATTCGTCGACGACGTCTTTGGTGCGGCGGACGTTTTCGAAGTTGCGCATGTGGGTGACGGTGGGCCACGCCGCCGTGCGATTGCCCCATAGTCGCAGGCCGGTGCCGAAGGAGTTGAAGACGGTGGTGATGCCGTTTTCGTTGAGCACGTTGACTTCGCTGTTGGGGTCATCGATCCGCGCCGTTAATGGCCGCTCCAGCCCAATGACACCGACCAACTCCTGGTTGGAACTGCTCCACCAGTAACCGTGGGCGTTGTCGACTTTGGCGCGCAGCCCGGCGGCGCGGATGGACAGCGGTTGCAGGCGCTCGCCGTTGGCGGCGTCGTGGACTTTGACGTGGGGGTAGCACAACCGCACGCGGTCGCTGCTGGTATCGAAGTTGATGCTGCCGGCGGGCCCGCGCCCGGCGAGTACTTGCTGCACGGTCATGCCGATGGGGGCATCGATGTAGGTCACGCCGCCGACTTGGCCGGCCGAGGCGCTGAGTTCAACGCTCACGGCTTTCAAGGTGCTGAAGCCTGGGGCGATGAAGATCTTGGGGAAAAAGCCCAGTTGGTTATAGCTGTCTTGGAAAGCTTTTAAGCCGGTGCGCCGCCCGGCAACGGTGATGCCGCCGATGATGTCTGCCGCAGCAACTTTGCTGGGGTCGGCGTAGCTGTAGTCCACTTTGATCGGGGCGTTGGCGGTAATCTTGCCGGTCGCCACGCGCCGGACGTGGCCGGTGAGTAAATCAGCGGTGTAGTCCTGCTCTTGCACGAAGGTGACGGCCCCATCGGCGGACTTTATTTGCAGCGTTTGCAGTGCGCCGTGCTGCAGTTGCAAGTGATCGTTGTGGGCGAACTGGCCGGCTTGGTCAACGACGTGGGTGCTGTGAATGCTCGGATCGAGAACGTTGACGACCAGCACCGTGCCGGCGCCGAAGTCGTGGATGCCGTCCAGGGCTTCAGGGATGCTGTAGCCGGTGGTGTGCGGGCCGAACTGGGCGGCGTCTGTGTCGTTCAGGCACAGGGTCAGTTCATTGATCGGGCCGGTGGGTGCGGTGCCGACCAAGGCGATGACGGCCGACTTGACGACTCGAATGGGCCGAGGGCCACGCTCGATTTCGGTGGTTTCGATGCCGTGTAGATAGTTGGCGGGCATGGCGCGTTATTCCTTTGCGGAGAGTAGAGACGCGGACGTTTTGGCGGTGGATTTCATTTCGGTGGGCAGCCGTTGCAGGTGTTTGAGCGCCAGCAGCACGAGGGTGTATTCGTGATCGGCGGGTAACTCGACAGGCTTACCCGGATGCAGGAGCACGTCCAACGCCTCGCGTTTTTTGCCGACCCAGAGCGAAGCACCACTGGGCGGGCCGCTGTAGCGGTAGCGGGTCAGGTTCATATAGGCACCTTGAGGTTTGCGCGGGTGAGCAATGCGGGGGCGGATTGCACTTGGGTGGCACGGGTGGCGTAGTCCTGGGCGTACTGCCAGACGCCGTTCACGTAGCCAATGTATTGCTCAGCGATGGGATGGCAGGCCTGATCGGCATTGGGCGGATACCAGCCACAGAGGCAGTCGCGCAGACGGTCCAGGTGGCTGACGACGCCGTCTTTGCCGTTGAGCTGCCGAAAAATCAGGGTCAGGCGCAGCACTAAACCACGGGTCTGGAACGTCATGTCGGTGCTTTGCGTCGGGCCAAATGTCGATTTGACGTAGGCCAGCAGAACCGCGCCGTGGGGATGGTTGAGGCGGTACTGAACCGGGTTCTCGGGGAACAACTCGACGCTCAGTTGCTCGCCGAACTCGCCCTGTAGTCGAGCGAGGATCGCGTCCAGCAGTTGTTCGGTTTGGGTGGTGGGCATAGGGTCGGTCATCAGTAGCGCTCCCAGGTCTGTGCATCGAATTGTTGAGGGCGTACGCGCACGCGGACCTCGCCGGGCTCTGGCACGGCGTGGCCGGTGGGCAGGCCCAGGGTGACGACGCCGTCGCGGATGCTCTCCAGCAGTTTGAGGGTGTCTTTGCGGCTGCTGATGACCGCCTCGGGCAAGGCGCCTTCCGGGCGGCGTTGGTACAGCCAGTGCCGGGCCAGGTAGACCACGGCGTCGCGCAGTACGGTGGGCACCTGATCCAGTGGCAGGTGGTAGCGACCGCGCAGGTAGCCATCGACCAGCTCTTGCGCTTGCCTGAGGCTGTCGTCGATGACGCTTTCGTTGGGCTGTGCGGCGGCCGGGTCGTCGTTGGACAGCTGGGTGAGTGTCATCAGTGGGATGGCGTTGCCGAGGTCGTCGCGGGTGCAATAGCGCATGATCAACCCGCCTTCAGTTCGACGAGGGCTTCGGGGAACAAACACATGGCCAGCGGGTTGGCCTGGGCTTCCAGGTCCCAGCCTTTGCCCATCTTGCGTGGCTCGGCCTTGCTGTAGAACGGTTGGCCCAGGGTGTTGACGGTTTCGTTGTAGTTGGCCGGGGCGTTGAACAAACGGAACACGCCGCGGGCGACCGGGAAGACTTGGGCGATGTCGGCCGGAATGAAGCGTTGGCCGCTGACAGTGACGTCGTATTCGATGTACTCGATGCCGCCGAAGGTGAAGCCCGAGCGCAGGTCACCGCCGAGACGGTCCTGGGCCGCTTGGTAATGAGCAAAGGCCTCTTTGACCTTGGCGTGGTCGGTGAAGGCGTCAAACCAGTCCGGCCCACAGAAGGCACGAAAGCCGCTGACCATGACGCCGCCCAGTTTGGATTCCGCGTGGCGTTTGGCGTCGAGGCAAGCCTTGCGCACGTTGGTGTCCGGTTTGCTGAGCAGCACGGTGACCTTCTTCTGTTTGACGTCGAATTCGTCAAACAGGTCGAACAGCAGCGAGCCATCGGCGTCCAGCAGTTGGCCGCGCAATGCGCCGACGCGCTGGAATTCGCGAGTGGCTTCAATGCTGTTTTTCAGTTCCTGCAGGTGGTCGTTGACGACGGTGACGACGGGCGCGGTGGCGCTTTCCTGGCCGAAGGCAGCGATGCCTTGCAACTGGCTGGGCAGGATCGAGCTGCTGACCGGCAGGTGCAGGGTTTCGAAGGTGCGGCGTTTACGTTTGCGGCCTTCGAGCGGCGCCGGGTCGTCGTTGCGTGAGGTGTTGGGCACCAGCACCAAGCGGCCTTCGCGTTCATCGATGACGACAGCGGTGCTGGTGACGCCTTTCTCGTCGAACAGCCCCATGGCGCCGACTTTGCCGGGAATGGCCGGGAGTTTGTTCACGGCGGCGGTGAGGTTGGCAACGCTGAACAGGTCTTGCAGGTTCATGGTGGGCTCCGATTAAAGGGTGGCGCGGGCGACGATGCCCTGGGCGTTGAGTTCGGCGAGGGCCGCGGTCTTCTGCGGCTCGGTGATGCCGGCCGGCCACACCAGTTCGCCCAGGGCGAGCACCGCGCCGCGAGCGATGACGACGCCGGGCTTGTCGCCGGTTCTGGCGTCTACGTGCTCGGCCAGTACGGCAGCGGCTTTTTTGGCGCCGGTGCTGGTGAGGTCCAGAGCCTGGTATTTGCCGGCTACCTTGGCGAGCACTTGCCCCAGCGGATAGTCGGTGCCGCCGAGCAGGACGGCCTTGTCTTTGGTCCAGCCGGGACTGACTTGCATCAGCAGCAAATCGCCCAGGTCTTTGGGTTGCGTGAATGTGGCCATGGGGCTTCCTATCGTTGGGCACGGGCTTCGGCGTCGGCGAGCAAGGGGTTGATGGTGGCGGTATCGGCCTGGGTGGCGCGGGCCTTGGTGGCAACTTCGGTGAAGCTGACGGCGTGGGTCAGGTCTTTGAACAGGGTTCTGAGGCCGGCACTTAGGGGCTGGCGTTGGTCGCCTTCGCCGAACTCCAAAGGGGTGGTGCCGGACTGCACGGCGTCGAGCACCGCGATGACCACGGGGGCGTGCAGCGGCTTCATGCCGGCGGCGACCAGTTGTTCGGCGTAGGCGATGCTGCTGGCGTGGAGGGTTTGTTGGGCGGCGATGCGGGCGGCGTTGTCGCGTTGGGTGAGTTCGGCTTTTAGGCGGAGGTTCTCTGCTTCTAATGCGGTGGTGTTTGGAGCGCTTTCGCTGAACTCGATGACGCCGGGCTCGCCTTCGGCCAGCTCGATGGGGCGAAGGCCTTTGACGGCCGGTGGTTGGGCGCCGAGGAAGCCGACGTGGCGTAGGTAGTAGACGCCGGGCACGGGGTTGTTGGCGGCGGTTGGGTGGTAGAAGGAGGCGGAGATTTTTTTGTAGCTGCCCTTGGCGATTTGCTCGGCGAAAGATGCGTCGATTTGTTGGGGCTCGGCGATGAGGCCCTGGGCGGTGGCGGATAGGGATTTGACCCAGCCGGCGGCTGGGGCGTCGTGTTGCGGGTGGCCGATGACCAGGGGGGCTTCGTGGAGGGTTGGGTTGTAGGCGGCGACGGTGGCGGCCAGGTCGGCTTCGGTGAAGTGGAAGCTGGTGCCGCATTGGGCGGTGTGGGTGCCGGGTTTGAAGATGTGGAGTGGGTTCATGGGGGCTGCGCTTGATGGGGATGGTTTGCGCAGTTTCGGGGCTTCGGACGGGTTGGGCTTTTAATCAGGATTAGGGAGGTGGTGCCCCGAGGTTGGTGTGGTTGAGATGGACTAGAACGTCAGCGGAAGACGCGAACTTTTGCGAGCAGGCGTCGGCTTTGAGGGGCGCATTGGGGTTGATCGCGGATGATGAGGTCGGCTGCCGAGGGGCAAGGCCTCTGACGCGTTTTATAACGTATTTATGCCGGGGATCTGAGGGCGCCGCCGGGCAACGTGAGTTGGGCTGATGCACGCGGGCGACAGGCGCTTATAGGGCTGAGTGGCTTGACGCCCACTTGCCGGGTGGGCGAGTCGGCGGCTCTGTAGGCTGGGGCTACAAAGGTCCGACTCGGCCTCACGTTACAGGCTGGGTATTAGCGCGGATCGACGTTATCCAACGCCCGGTTTGCCAATAGCTCGCTCAGCTCGATGACTTGTTGAATGCCCAGCGCAACATGTCGGCGTGACCCGTCCAGGTCGAACGCCAGGTCGTTGATCATGGCGTTGGCCGAGGCCAGGTTTTCGCTGAGGTTGGCGAGCAGGCTTTCGGTGTCGATGCCATCTATGACGGTGAAGAGCTGGCCCGGTGGCGGATCTTTCTTGGGTTTGTCCTGTTCGGGCTTCAAATAGAAATTGAGTGCCCGCTCGGTAGCTTCGTGGAATTTCTCCGGATCGAGGCTTGAGTAGGATGAGGTGGGGTCCGAATCCGGAGGATTGGGTGTGACCTTGAACATGATGAAACTCCTGTACCTGGTTGAGCCACACCATGACTTGTCGCTAAGCAAGTTAGGGTGGCGGCTGTACGCAGGTTAGCGAACCGGGGGTACAGGAGCCCGGCAGACCCGAAGGTCTCCCGCGCACAGCCACCATTACAGCAGTCGCAGAGGGAATATCTGCAATGAGATCAGGAGCGCTGATGCAACCGTACCGATTCGGGTCGCTAAACCCGATCACTGATGAGCAGTGACGGAAACCAAGCTACCGGTACGGCCCAGGGCATACAAGCGGGCGGATTCTGGCTTAGTTGTAGGCAAAGGCGCAAGGTGACGTAGCCTCGGGATTAGGGCTTGGTGTTACGGGGCATGTGTGACTGTAGGACTCGATGCCCATCGTCATTGGAACTGGATAGCTCAAGTGTTTATTGAGTCTCGCCAGACGCCCATGACGGTAGCACAGGTCTGGGATATCGGGCGCACCGGCCAATCACGAAGAGCGTGGACGTAATCCAGCAGCGCTCCTGAGTGTTTGGTCGTGAGTGTCGTTGGTCGCGCTGAGTCCACCTCGTATCGATGACGCCCGCGTAACCAGCGTAGGCGGAGAATTTGAGCTTCACGCAAAAGTCGCTCGATTGTTGTCAAGTGAGCAAACGTCGCTGGAGACGGACAGATAGAAACTGGCACGCCTCAGCCGTATCTGGGTCAGCTTTCAGCCGAATTCTGAACCTAATGTAGCTCGGAGAGGTTTACGATGTGAGACTACTGAGAAAAACACGACCAGCAACAGTGTGTCTTCCCAAGCCCTAACCATAAACTGATAACGCACACGGCAGCTTCGAAAAACTATGGCCAGAACAAAAAAACAAAAACCGTTTTTTGACGCAACCACCATTGGCCTTGAAGAGTGGCTTTCTATTATCTTTACTTACGAAGAGGATAGAAAATTTTCACTCATAGACTTTCGCTTTCCAACAGATGCCCACGCATCTGAGTATTTAGCTTCAGTTGCACTAAGGCCGGAATTTGAGGTTAAGCACTTAATTCGTTCATTCTTGATTCCTCCAGGAGTTCAGGGGCATGATCACCAATTTTTTCATCATTGGCTTGAGAATGGAGACATCACCCAGTTGATGGACACGAATGAGTATGCTCGTCGACTTTTCAGAAACGAAGGCTGGGAGGGTATGACGTGGATATTGGATCTACTGCCAGATTGGCCACAACAAGCTCTGAATGTATTGGACGCCTTTATACGGGCGCACGCATTATATCTATCAGATAACCGCGTATGGGGACTATGCGACGCAATTTCAATAATTCGACACAAGTATCTGCTCTCATTTAGTCCCCGTGACATACTCAACGATATATCCCCAAGGGACTTCGAGTTCCTCATTGCTGCCTTATTCCGAAAGCAGAAATACCACACCAAAATTACCCAGCGGTCCCGGGATGGGGGCGCTGACATCATATGCAGATCTACCAATACACTCATAAAACAAAAGGTGCTGATTGAATGCAAACATCACACCGGTACGATAGGTGTAGAGGTAGTTCGCAAACTGGAAGGAGTTGTAAGTAATACTGGAGCGACGAGCGGCTGGGTTGTCACTTCAAGCAAATTTAGTGCACCAGCAGCGGAGTTCGCCAGTACAACGGGGCGGATTCAGCTTCTAGATTACAAGGAACTGAACCTAAAATTTAACGAGCATTTCGGTGCGCGGTGGAGCGAACGTTTACCGTCTTTGATTAGTGAAGAGCAGCGAATTCAAACCAAACAGATCGCTGAAGTAAGTTGAGGGCACATGATAGCCTGCAACCGACGGCCCTCTATTTTGATTTTTTGGTGCTGCTATTGTTCATGTCGGACCCTCGTCCTGCTGGGAAAACATCTCCGCAAATCTGAAGGCCCGGGAAAGCTCTGCTCTAAAAATTACCTTTCAAATAAATAGCATAAGGCATAAAAACACTGAAAGTTTGCTCTGCCGACACCTCAATAGGCATTTACTTATCCTTCGTCATAAAACCTCACCTCCGGCAGAGGGTCATTTTTTATGCTAGCTAGGAGAGACTCCAGTTCAGGATAGCGTCCGCCGGCACTCGACGCTACGATGGTTCTAGCCAATTTTGCGCAGCCAGACCTAATTGCCGAAATGAAGATGACTTCTGTGGTAACGGAGTGCTGGGCGGTGTAACAAGTACTCTTGAAAAGGTCGGGAAGGCATTCTGCCAACGTCGTAACGTCCTCATTAGTGAACCAGGAGCGACTGACTAAGTCACGAGCCACTTCCAACAGAGGTGCTATCACAGTTGGTCGTCCAGACTCTATGAGATAAATCAGACGGGGTATAAACCTGTCAGCGACCTCATCCATCCCCAGCTCTTTAGCCTTGGCTACAGCGTGAGCAGCATACGCCACACTGTTTACGTTTTTCTCTTGAAGGCCCTGCCTAATCGCTCTTTCTAATTCATTTTTAACTTCGGGAAGATGCTGTGCAAGATAGCAAAATGCTAACGGTGTTGCGGGGAAATTTTCTTGCGAGGCGAATTCTTTGAATCGAAATGCCAAGTCTGTAGTCACGTGCTCTTTGCTTAGCCATGGCAACACGCTCTTTGCAAGAACCCCTGCAACTAATTGACCAAGCGCAGATGGATCGGAAAACATTTTCACCAAGGGCGAACCGTCGTCATCGGGTCGTCTCCAAACAACCAACTCATTGAAGCATGCAAGAGCCTGATCCGGAGTGGGTGCCAATCTATTGTCACTAATTTGCGACGCATAGATAAGTTTATTGAGATCTTCAGTTTCTAACGACAAGGGAGTTTTGTAGAGAGACTCCCTGATAAGCCGATCAGTTTTTTCTCGATCAGGTGATGGTAGCAAACTGAATATATGAGGATAAAAACTGCAGCTTGGCAGAGTGTCAAATTGGTTGCCGGCACCATAAATCGCACTTGCCAAATAAGCGTTCTCTTCTTTGTTAGTGAACCCCTCTGTAACCAGCGGCAAAAGACGACCGATGGTCGGAGTACTAATATTCGGTATTGATCTCGACTGGTTGAGCTCTTCCAATATTTCTGTAGGAATCCCCTCGGTCGGACCGGTTATTACTGGGCGGGGTGAAATCGAAAGCTTCGCGATGGATTCCATCATCTCGAAGATCCTCAATCTTATTTTGGGATCATCTTTGCGTGGGCCAGGATGATCCACAATCAGATCGGGCCACTCGGAGCTTTTTTTCTCGCTTGCTAGCGGAAACATCAGCACCTCTTCCAGTAATTCGCCCTGTTGACTGGTTGGAATGCTGGCGAGGCAATAATTCAACAAATTTCCATAGGCCCTAAACGTCCACACATGCCTTACGACTCCGCGCTCTTCAAGACTAATTGCAAACCGGAATGCTTCTTTAGCTTCTTCGGGCGTAGCTCTGACAATTAGTCTAGCATACACCTCAATCAAGACCCTTAGCTTTGAAATAACAAAAGTTCCACTGGCTTTACTTGAAAAGTATTTATTTGAAAAGTGGTTAATCGCATTGAGGCATAGTTGTCTCATCTCATGAGCTGTTTCCTCTGCTACTGCTGCTACGTTGACTCGTGAGAATATACGATTAATGTTCTCAGAGGTGTCAACTTTGGCAAACCGCAACGAAAACTTCATACGGTCGCGCTCAGACAGCTCATCTAAGAAAAGGATTTTTTCGAACTGGGTTGAAAAAATCCTAACATCCTCCCAGATTGGCAGTAACCCTGTTGAACGCATGAGGCCATCAGCAATCAAAAGCACATGAGTTTCGTTGTTAAAACGTAAGGTTTTGGAGTTGTCTCTGTACTTTCCCACCTGAAAATATGGTTCAATCGATGTTTTTTTATCATTTTCGTCAAGGCAATTTCTTATCTTCTCTTTGAGGTTTTCAATCTCGTCCCATGGATCACATTTCCACTTAGATAAAATGCTCTTGGGCAGAGAATTAGATTTCGAGTTGCTGGAGGTGTCGACAATCCTAACCAATAAGTCCGCCCATGCAAGCCTTGATAGAACTTGCACTGAGTTCGGATTCTTTCGATATTGATCGATTAGTTGAGCGTGGCTTTCTTGAATTAATTTCGTTGCTCTTTCAATCTCGCCTAGTTCAGCAAGTACTCCAGATTTTTTCAACTTCCATTCTGGGGAGTGCTCGGAAAGCTGAGCGACATTTTTTTCCATCTCTGCATAATTTAGATCCAATCTGGCACGGTTAACTTTAAAGTATGCTAGCTCCGCGATGACCTCCGGCCAAAACTGTGTGCGTTCTTCAATATGCGTAATGACTGCATCTTCAAAATTTCTCAGCTCTTGTGACCCGTCTATAGACCAACGTGCACAGTTGAGTAGTACCAACGCAATCTCAAGTTGTTGCCGTATCGATAGGCTCAATGGCTCATTGAGAGCATGCATTAGAGATTCCACTAGCCAACCCGGCATCGCATCGAAGGTGATGCCGTGACGCCAAGATACTTCGTATAGAATTTTCTCGCGTAGCTCCGGCGAGCATGTAGCCAAAGCGCTAGGGTTTATATGCCTAACTTCATATTGCCACTTAAGCAAATGTCGTAATTCATACGGACAAACCATCCAGTGAGGATAGCTTTGTCGATCAGCCTCCATCACCGTCGCTGCCTCTGCGAGTGAAAGATCGTCAATTGATCGCGGCCTCCATTCTGAGGCGTGCGCGGGTTTAAGGTTATTCAGCGTCTTGAGAAATAACTCAGTTGCTTGGATGTGTCGAAGACTGGAGTCGTCAAGATGTTTTACAGCATCCCACAAATCAATGGGCGCGACGTTAATTGACTCCAGATATTTTCTCTTAGCACCGGAAAGGTTTAGAGCGCCTACCAAGTACACTCTTCGCGATTGACTTTGCAAATGGTCTCGAACCCAACCGGTCCACTGTAAAAAATTAGGATCATCGCCAGAGAAACCTAGGAGGCATAGTTCATTTTCGATAAATACTTGACGAGAAAAATTCACAAATGCGGCGTGAGTTTCAGGGTAGCGTCGGTAGTCTTCTTGAGTGAATATCAGTTCTTCGGTGATATTTACGGTACCATGAAGCTTAGTGATTCTGGGCGGGGCCACGGCTGCCAAGTCGGTTTGCTTTGTCACGATGTTGTAAATAGGTACATGTACACGTTCACTAGCGCGTTCTAGAAGAGTGTCCCAATTAGTCGTCAAAACGTCGGACCAAGGGAGTTGTAACAACTTATTGTGTAATTCACCCGGCGACCAAGCTAAGTCATCAATCTCAGCTCTGATTAGGTCATTTAGTGTTTGCTGTCCAAATTGCGCCCTGTACAACTCTGCCAAGCGAAGCGGGTCTAGATACGCTAAATTTGGGTCGCCGGGGTCCAATTCCGAGGCCAGTTTTCTTGAAAAATCCATCCAGAGCGGCATCATTCGTGTAGTGTCGCCACTTTGCGCAGCACACCGGCTGAATCCTGCGCCGACCATCACCGCAGCCCCTCGATACGAGGCGTCCTGCCGCCACAGTACTCCTGCCAACTTCTTCAACGCAGGATAATCTTGTAGTGCTTTTACTTTTTGTTCAGCAAATTCCATAAATGAACATCCGTCCGAGGCAGTTTCTGGTGCGATAGCGCAAGGCCATCGTACTCGACCCTCATTCGGTTCTCCAGACATTGCAAAGTGTGGCGTTTAAGCTACGTGAGCGTCGTAAGCGAAGGTAGGGATTAGCATATTTTGCCATTTGGCACTATATTTAATGCCAGATGACAGAGTGCTGGAGGTCCCCCATGAGCGCCAAGAAAAAAGAGCCTGCAATCGAGGTTGTCAAAGATGCCAGCCGAAAAAGAAACGTTAAGCCACGCCCCGCTAAAGCTGTCGTAGCCGTCTCAACGGGCGACCGCACAGTAAGATTAGCCGCGCCGGGCTCCAGCCGCGTGCCGTCGATGGTCGCGATCTTGCTTTCTGGTAAAAATAGCGATGATCGTATGGAGATCTACAGGGCCGTTAGAAACGGTTTCTCGCTCCAGTCAGTGCTCGATATGATCGAGAACAGCGACGTGTATAAGCAGCGCGGCGTGTTGTCGAAGATCGTTGGGACTTCTGATCGAACGCTTGCACGACGACTGAAGACGCCCAGTGAAACCTTGACCGCGGAACAAAGCACGCGGGCGCTCAACTATGCCGAGGTCTTGGAAAAGGCCACAGAGGTGTTGGGTTCTCGGGAGCTGGCCGAGCAATGGATGGCCAAACCGGCACGGGGCTTGGATGGTGAGACACCGATCGACCTGATTTCCAATTCAGTCGGGTATGAGTTGGTGACTGACTTTCTGACGCGCATTGAGTACGGGGTCTATTGATGGCTAAGGACCCCTTGAGCAGTGAGATCCATTTCTGGCGCCTTGACCCTGCTGAATATGCCTCTACCTGGGATTCTGGGGTGGGGGCTGAAAAAGTGGGTGGGCGCTGGAACCCCAAGGGTATGGCAACGGTTTATGCGGCGCTGGATGCGTCGACTGCCATCCTGGAAGTGGCCGTGCATAAGGATTTCGATGCGCTGGATTGCAAGCCGCATTGCCTCACGCAGGCTCGCGTGTTGGACCGATCCAGGATTCATGTCGTGCAGCCGGACAGCATCGCCAATCCTAACTGGCTGGTGCCGGGTACCCCGAGTCGCAGCCAGCAACAGTTCGGCGCTGATCTTTTGCGCCAGCACCCTTTTGTGCTTGTCCCTTCCAGTGTTTCGCGGCATAGCTGGAATTTGTTGATGAGCCCGCAACTGGCGGATGGGTTGTACGAATTGGTGCTGCAAGAACCCTTTGCCCTTGATGGGCGGCTTAACAAGCCTTTGTTCTGAAGCAGCCGGGGTCTGGATCTGTGTCCGCCTGTCCCCGAGCCTGTGTCTGCTCTAAACCTTCTGACATTAACGGCCGGCGGCCTGTTGTAGGTGCGCTAGCGCTAGCTCCAGTAGCGCTTGCGCGGCTTCAGGTTGTGGTGCACCTGTCGCGTCGATGGGTAGATATGGCCTAGCCGGTATGTCACCCCACAGCTGTGGGAAATCAGCTTGATCCCCACCGAATTGCATCATGGCCGCATAGGGTTTGTTGCTGCCCACCAGTGCGGTGCTGTCGGTGACTTGGGTGGTGATTGAGGCGGCCAGGCCGGCAGCACTGACTTGCAGGATTTTGCCGGGCCAGTGGCCGGTTTTGGCTCGACGCTCGGTGGTGACGTCGGAAAGCTCCGGCCATTCAGGGCGGCCTTCGTGTTCGAAGTTTTCTTCGGTTTGGCTGGCGAGTTCGGCGGCCAGGCTGTGCATGAGGGGTGTGAGGTCGCCGATGGTCTTTTCCAATTTGGTCAGGGTTTGTTGTAGGTGTTGGTGGTTGAGTTCGAGGATGAACATGGGATGGGGTCCATTCTGGGGGTGTGGTGGGGCTGAAGGAGCTTGGGGCTGCTTTGCAGCCCAGCGGGGATAAATCCCCTCGCCACGGGAGTGTGGGGATCAAATGGTCGGTGGTGGATTGGCCTGCTTGCGTTTTAGGGCTTCGGCCAGGCCGGTGCCTGGGGCGTGGTTGAAGCCGGGGTCGGTGCGGAATGTGATGGCGTGGTTTTTGGCGTTGGTGATTTGCAGGCCCGTGACGGTGGCGGTTCTGGTCTCGCCGGTGCGTTTGTCGATGCCGGTCTCGACGGTCTCGGTGAAGGTTTTCCCTTGGCTGGAGATGACGGTGAGTCCTCGGCGTTTGACGGCGGCCTCGCTCAGGGCGATGACGCGGCAGCGGCAGTTGAAGCCGTTGGGTGGGAAGATGGTTGACCAGATGGGGTCGTCGTGGCGGAAAACCTGGCCGTGCATGGCTCGGTGGCTGCTGCGGGTTTTGCCGTCGAGGACGGCGATGTACATCCAGTACGGGTGGGTCTCGGTGGTCTGTTCCATGCCGGCTTTGCGGCCGGCCATGTAGGCGCTTTGCAGGTTGGTCTGGTAGATGGTTTTTAGGCGACGGGCGCTACCAAGTTGGACGGGTTCGGCGTTGCCTTGGCTGTCGACGATGACTGGGCGGCCCCACCAGCCTTGGGCTTGCAGGACGGGTTTGAGGTGGGCGGTGAATTGCTGGAGGGTCTGGCCCTGTTGGAGGGCGGTTTCCAGGGCGGCACGTATGTCGCTGAGCAGGTCCAGGCGCATGGCTTTGGCGACGGTGAACGCGTGGTCGTGGGCTTGGTCGAGGATGTCTTGCCAATGCCAGGTGATGGTGTAGCCCTTTGCTTGTAGGTAGGCGATGGCGTTGGCGGGTTCGAGGCCGAAGATGGCTTGGAGGTCTGCGGGGTTGAGCTGGTTTGCGGGGCTGTTCATGTCAGTCTTCCCGATCTGTGGTTGCGCTTAGGCGGCCCCAGGTGTCGGCCATGAACAGGTGGTTGGCGAGGTGTTCAGTCAGTTGGTTCAGGGGGGCGGCCGGTAGGTTGTTGATGGCTTGGTCCAGGGCGGTTTGATCCGGTGCTGGGTGTGGTGGCGTTTCGGCGAATTCGGGCTTTCCCCTCCGTGTTGATGCTTGCTGCAGGTCACCGTCCTGCAGGTTGTAGGTGCGCTGCCAATAGGCGTTGGTGAACCGCACGCCGGACTCGGTCAGGGCCTTGTCGCGCTGGGCGAGGCTTTTGTCGATTTCTTCTTGTTGCCACAGGGCGTACTGCGGGGCCGCGATGTCGGGGCCGAAGTTGATGTCGACGACGTGGCGTATGCAGGCGTTGAGGGCCGCGGCGGCGATGCCAGCGTCGCCGTCGCGGATGTCTTGGGTGACTTCGGCGCCTGCGGTGGCGCTGGCGCGGTTGCTGTCTTTTTCGGTGGTCTGGTTTTGCCCGAGCATGGCGACGTTGATTTCGCTGCGGCAGTACTCCAGCAGTTGTCGGTAGACGTCGGCGCTGCCGGCTTTGCCGGCGGCTTCGATGATTTGCACGCTGGCGTCGTCGGGGATGGCGGCGACGGCGTCTTGGACCATGGCTTCGAGGCTGTCGAGCAGCAGGTGGGTTTCGTCGTCGGTGGCGCCGCGGGGGTGTCTGCCGATGACCCAGGGGCTGCCGTATTTCTCGGTGAACTGCACCCAGAATTTGAGGCCGCCTTTCATGAAGGTGGCCGGCCAGAAGCACATGCTCAGGTCCGGAAAGCCGTAGGGGTTGGCGTAGGTGGCGTCTTGGCGGGCGACGATGAAGCGTTGCGGGTCGCACAGCTCGCCGTCGGGGCCGGCGTCTTTGGCGCGAAAGCGCAGCGCGTTGTGTGGGTCGTAGAAGAACCATTCGGCCGGTTTGCCGAGCAGGTCATGGGGCACCAGGTGTCGGCCGACGGGCTGCCACATGAGTTCGATGGGCTGGTAGCCGAACAGCGGCGCGTCGAGCAGTTCGCGCAGGATGCGGTCCACGTCGAGGTCGGCGAGCCAGTCGCTGATGAAGCGTTCGACCTTGAGCGGTGCATCGCCGCGTTTGAGGCCGCGCTCCAGGGACAGGACGGCGGCCTTGCGGCGGCGGATGTTGCCGCCGACCAGACCTGAGCTGCGCAGATCCCGGTAGACCTTGATGTCTTTGCCCTGGGCTTTGAGGATGGGGTCTGGATTGGGCAGGTGGACGCCGTAGCCGCCGGCCTCGGTGCGGCCGCGGGTGGCGATGTGGCGCTTGAGACCGTGAGTACGTTGGGCGTCGGCGAAGCTGACGAATTCGGTGGGACTGACCCACAGGCCTTGGTTGTTCATGCGTACCCTTGGGTGATGCGTGGGCCCTGGCGCGGGCGGCGCGATTTGACGTTGACGGGGCCGGCGGCGACTTCGAGTGTGGCGAAGTGGGCCAAGGCGCCGGCCCCGGCGAAGTCACCGTGGCGGTAGAGGTCGGGGTCTTTGAGGTCTTGGGTGCGGGCTTTGACGATCATGGGGATGCCGTCCACGGTTTCGATGGCGCGGATGTCTTGGTGCAGGGCGTCGTCGCGTGGCAGCGTGAGGCTGGCGTCTTCGAACAGTTGCACGAACTTCGGCATCCAGGCGCCGTACCAGGCGCGGCTGATTTTCACTTGCTGGATGCGGTTGTGGCCGAACTCGTCGGCGGTTTCTTCGGCCAGGGTTTCGCCGTTGCCGGTGGCGTCCAGGGCGGCGCCGACAAAGCGTGGCAGCCCGCGCAGTACGTGGAACAGGATCTGTTTTTGTTGGCGGGTCGGGACTTTGTGCATCTCGACGACAAAGGGCACGTCGCGGTGGCGGACCTGATCGACGGACATGGGGCAGATGATGGAGAAGTCCCGGTGGCGGGCGTAGTCCATGCCCAGGAAGTGTCGCCGGTCCGGGGTGAGCGCCTGGCGCATCACGGGCGTGAGGTGGCGTTCGATCCAGGCGTTGACGAAGGCTTCGCGGCGATGGACCGGTTGCTGGGTGAAAGCGTCGTCCAGGGCCAGGCGCAGGACGCTGCGGCCTGGACGCATGGCTTCGTCGATCCAGATGCCGGGGATGCAGACGCCGTTGCCGTCACGGGGGATGGCGTCGAGTTCTTCGCGCATCTGTGCCTTGCGCGGGCCATAGGCGTTGCGGATTTTTTTGTACCAGGCCTCTTTGCCCTCGGCCGTGGGGATCTGGCCGGCCATGTGGCACACCCGTTCATACAGGCCATTGGCGACGGCGTCGTCAAAGGTAGCCCGGTAGACCTGGGCGCTGTCGCCATAGCGCTTGTCCCGAATGTCGCTGACCATTTGGTTGAAGGCGTTGGCTTTGCCGTTGTGGGTGCTGATGATGACGATGCGACCGCCCCAGATCAGCAGCGCGGTGGCGGCGTCGAGGACGACGGAGACGTTACGGTGAAAGGCGGCTTCGTCGATGATGACTTTGCCTTGCAGGCCGCGGACGCTGGCGGGGTTGCTGGACAGTGCAACGATTTTGAAGCCTGAGGCGTAACGGATGCGGTAGGCATTGATCTGGCGGGTGTTGCCGGCGTCGTCCTGGTCTTGGAAGAGGAACTCTTCGATGTGGCTGACGCCGGAGGCTTGGGCCTGGGCCATGACGCGGCTGAACTTGGCGCAGTAGCCGATGAACTCCAGGCCCTTTTCTTTGGTGTCGCCGATGTAGAAGCAGTCCATGCCGCCGGCGATTTTTTGTGAGGCGGCGGTGATGACCGAGTCCAGGGCTTCGGCGAAGGTGATGCCGGTGCGTCGGCCTTTTTCACAGAGTTTGATTTGTGCGTCGAGGGCCAGCCATTGGCTTTGGTGGGCCATGAGCAGCCCTTCGGCCAGCGGGTTGTAGCCGGCGGGAATCTGGCGAACGCTGGGCGGCAGTTCGTCCCATTCGATGACCCGTAAGGTGCTGGAGGTGGGTTTCATGGTTTGACGCCGAGGAAGGTCTGGCGCCAGAACTGGGCTTGGTCTTCGGTCATGCCCTTGGCTTTGACGGCGTTGTCGAGTTCGGCGGCTTGCTCTTGGAGCAGGCGTTCGCGGGCGGCTTTTTCGATGGCCTGGCGTTCTTTGACGCTGAGGGTTCGCGCTTCCATGGTGGCTTTGGCTGCGCGGGCCAGCGCGGAGACTTCGGCGATGGTGACCTCGTCTTTTTCGTGGGCGCCCATGGCCGCCTGGTAGGTCAGGGTCGAGATGGCTTCGACCAGCAGCACGCCGGTTTTGTCGCAGGCGTCTTCGCCGAAGGCGCCGACAAAGGCCTCGGCCATTTGCCGCTGCTGGCGCGCTTTGTCGGTGAGTTCGGCGAAGCCGACTTTGAAGCGGCTCAGGGCGCTGCGGCTGGGGGCTTTTTCGTTGGGGAAGCGGGCCTGGAGATCGGCGAGCATGTCGTCTAGGGTCAGACGGTCTTCACGCAAGAGCTTCTGGATGTAGGCCTTGACCATCGGTGGCAGACGGTTGATGGAGGATTTGCCGGCCATGGTCAGGCCCCCGGGCGTTTGATGCCGGGTACGCGGGCGCGGCCGGCGGCGATGTCTTGGCCGCGTTCGGTGAGGGTGGCGACCAGCACGGGGCCGATGTCGGCGAGGCTGACGGCGCCCTGTTCGGCGAGCCATTGCAGTTCGGTTTTGATTTGGTCGCGGCTGGCGGTGTGGCCGAAGTTGTCGAGGGCGGTGTTGAGTACGGAGCTGTTGGCACGGTAGCCGGGCATTTCGACCAGGAGCCGAAGGATGACCAGGCGCATGTCTTGGCGCAGGTAGTCGGCGTAGGGAATCATGTTTTTTCTCGCAGCAGGTAGTCGTTAATGCGGTCCAGTGACCGGGCCAAGGGGCTGAGGGCGTCTTTGACGCCGGTGAGTTCGGCGCGGATGGCTTTCATGTCGCCCAGCAGGTCAGCGACCGCCGACGGGTCCGGCAGGTGCCGGACGTGTTCTTCCAGGGCGACGATGCGGGTGCGCAGTTCGAGCAGTTCCCGGGCGCTGGCGGCCTGGCGGTTGGTGATCCAGGTGTAGAGGGCGAGTATGGTCAGGACCAGCCATTGGACGGTCTGGAAGCCGAAGTTGAGTTCGTTGAGGTTCATTCACTGCTCCGCGTTTTAGGGCCTGGGCGGTTGGTCTGGGTGGCCGTGGCTAACGCCGCGCTCGATGCCGGCCAGTGACAGGCCGTCGGCAATGAGGATGTCGCCGTACCAGCGCCCGCCTGGCAAGGGGCCTGGGCCGTTTTCGTGGCGGATGATGACGGTGACCAGGGCACGCATGATGTCGAAGTGGTAGACGTCGACGCTTTCCGCGTCGGGGTCCAGGCCCAGGGCGCGGGCGACGCTGATGAGGTAGGCGTCGGTGTTGTTTTCGGTGGGCGGTGCCCAGCGTTGGATGATTTCGCGCACGGTGTCGATGGGGCTGCCGTCGGGGGCTCGGCGTTTGTCTTGGTAGGTGATGAGGACGCGGGCGATGGCGCGGATGCCCCAGCGGGGGTTGATGAATTGGATGTATTGGCTGTCGTGCTGGGTGGGGGCCATGCCTTGCCAGCGGGTGCCTGGGGTGTGGCGGATGTTGCCGGGGTTGTGGTTGCGGATGCCGCGGGGGTGTTCGGGTCGCATGGGGGGGACGCCTCCTGTTGTGGCGCCCTTGGGGTTGGGGCGCTGGATGTGCTTACGCCGTTATGGTGGGGGGCGTGGGCTGGAGGGGCTTTTAATCGGGTTTAGGGAGGGCTACCCGCGATAACTGATCAGCGTCCTTGGTTGGGTAGTCGTCCTGATTGGAGCCGTGCGCTTCGTAACCATGACCGGTAGAAATCGACCCAGAGCTGACGCTGGGTGTGTCCTCGATTGCTCGGGCAGTCTGGGTTTGGCATCATCCCACCTGAGTTGATCTAGGGAAGAGAATGAAAGTGGATAGTGTTGAATACTCGCCCGAACAGTTGCTGGCGCGGCGAATCGCAGGTTTTGACGCGTTCAAGTTAGAACGTCTTCCGGTACTTCATGATTTCTGCAAAAGCCTTGGGTTTGACCAGCCCTACGAGGTTTTGAATACGCCGCAGAAATTCTTGCCTGAGCTGGATAGTGGCTTCAGAAATGCAGTCATCAGTAATGAAAATCGAGTCTGGTTCATTACACGGATCGGTTACTACATCGGAGAGTACTTGGCGACTGTTTATGACGGGTGTTGGCAGGTTGATGAAGACCACGCGTCACCTACCTTTGGTCGATACATTGTTGGAAATTTTTCATTCGACGATGCCGCTTCAAAGGTTGACCCATTCGAGATAGCGCAAAAATATGCAGATACGCCTATGCCTAGATCTTTGATTCAGGAACTCGAAAATTCTTGGATGGGATAATTTGAGAGCTGATGCGGTCATTTCTCAGAGACTGCTGTCGGCCCAGGCTGTGTGAAAATACATTTTCAGAACGACCCGGCCATGGGGGCATTTGACCAGGTTTTGAGGCTCCGTCGCCGACGTCCCCGCTCAGTTTTCTTTCGAAAACTCCTCACAAGCGTTGCCAAGCTCATCTGAGCTTAAGTAGTTTGCCTTCGATTCTATCTGGGCGAACACACGAGCGTAGGGTTCAGAAGCCCGCAATTTTTTGAGGAAATCTGCATCCGCATCCTGTAGGAAGTGGGCGGCCACTGCAGAGTATCGCTCCCGCATACCAGGATTCACCGAAGAGCACTTGGCCTCGAAAAAATCGTATGGTGCAATCAAGGAAGCTGATGCTTCGTCAACGCATCCATCACCTGTGCAGGGTGAAGTTGCGCTGGCTAATGTGGCCCAAAGCATCGGTAAGCAAGCTAAAGTTTTCAAAGTGTTTTGCATCGGTTGATCTTGATTAGGGTTGAAGAGGTGCAATTCGCATCTGACACTTGAATTCGACGTGGCGATTATTGAAGTCGAGTCCTCCTCATAGCCACGGTGGGGCGCCCGAATTTTCGCAAACGGAATGCCAAATCTGCCCAATCGATCCGGCATCCAAGCAAGCATGGCTATCTATTTGCCATTACAGTCCTCTAATCTGGAAGAGGGCAACTCAACTCAATCCAGTGATGGAGAGTAGGGGCCAGCGGGACGAGGTCCTCTTCTGCCAAGACGCCAAGGTCACAGAGATAGACCGGATACGCTGACAGTTCATAATGGACAAGTACCCCGCGGCTGCCGCTATCATCTCCAATCAGCAAGTATCCGGGTAAATACTGAGTGATCTCAAACGTGTCATTTCTTTCGGTTAGATCATCTCGACCATACAGCAAAAGGCCATCTGGACGCGGGATGCCTGTTTGTTGCTCGACGAAAGTAAGAATGACTGATGGAGTCATAAGGAATAGGTCCTTGCGGAAAGTGTGGAAAATGGACAGGTTATTTTAGCCATTCTAAATGTCCACTTCGGGCCGACTCCTGACTGTTGTGACCGGTAAACGTCGCCCCCTAGGTGACATCCCGAGCAACGCGATTGTAGCTTTAAGGATTAACTACTCGGATTCTGCGCTTTGGCGTTCTTGTACTGCTCGTTCCACCAGGTGACAAGTTCAGCATGTTGTTCATGAGTGATCCACACGAAATTCGCTTTATCTGTCGGGTCGCCCCCAAAGACTAACGGCTTCAGATGCCACTTGATCTTCCCTGTGAACCGATCGTCTGGTTCCAGCGAAATCTCATGGGGAAGCACAAACGGCGCGGCATAGGACGCATCGAGTGGCAGCGTTGGAATAGTAAACATTACTCCGGAACCGTTGATGACGATAAAGTCGTCCCAGCCCCTTAGGCCTAGCAGCGTGTAATCTGGTAGGTAATGATCAAATCTGTAGGCTTTCATCGCAGCGAAGCTCTCATCCTGCGTGAGAACGATGAGATAGTCGTCGTTTTGCCAACCTTCGTTCATAAAACAATTTTCTCAGTTTTGACAGAGACTGAAAGACTTCAGTTTGCCATTATGAACTGTCATCGGCAGCTTAACTACCCATGAGCAATTGTCCGCTTTTGGCCGTTTTCTGCTTGTCGTCACCTGCATCGACGAGTTGCTCTCAGCCGATCATGGCTGATACGTGCGCTGGCCAATCCGCCGTGTTTGGTCGATTGTTGGAGCAGCGGTCTCAACCGAGGGATTCGCGCTTTGCAGGCAGTCAGCTCGGTTGAGTGTGTACTCATCCAAGTGGCTTTGGATCGCGCCGGGAATCGCCTCTGTGCCGCCTTGGCGAACGGCAGTCACTTGGGCCTGCCACCAGCTGTTGGCAAAGACGGCCGCCGAGGTGCACTTGCCTAAGGGTTGAAACACGGAGCGACCGAATTGCGCGTAGCCCTCTTTAAGCAATGATTTGAATACTTGGCTGTGAGCGGCCAGGTCAGGGAGCTGGTTGGCCTCGAGTAGGTGCATCCCTTCAGTCATCGCGCTATCCAGCTGCGATAGGTACCGGGTTGCACTGCTCAAGGCCTGTGCACTGGCGCGGTTGTGTCGGGCTGTGGGGGGCAGTGCTTCGGTTTCGATGCCTGGTGCGGGGGCACTCGGTTCGGGTTTGTTCGGCAGGAATGCGTATGCCATGAGGCTTGCGATGATCAACCAGCCGACGATCAATGCGATTTTTTCGGCAGCGGGCCGATCTTTCCAAGGTGTGGTGTGTTTTTTCTCAGACATTGAAACTTCCTTTTAACGTGTCGTTGGTCGTCCCTGACCGTTAAAGCTGGCAGTTAAAGCGCGGTCTGCCGGTCTTATTTTTGTGATGCCATGATGGCGAATGCAAAGAAACCGAAAACACCTGTGATGCCTAACGCCCAAGGCTTTAGCGTCTCCGGCAGGAAGTCCCTGACCAGAAAGCTCAGCACCGCGATGCCCACGCAGCCGCCAAAGACTTTCAGCATTTGTAGGTTGCTTCGCTCTTGGCGTGCCCGTTCTTTTTCCTGCACCGTGACTTCGTCGTGGTGGTGCAGGTTGTAGTCACAGTGCATGCACAGTTGCGTGTAGCGCCAGGTGCAGCGGTGACATTGTGGGCATTCTCGGGCGCGGTCACTGCCCGCTGGCGGGGGCTCTTTGGCGGTCTTTATGTCAAAGGTCTGGTGGCCGAGGTTGATGTGCCCTCGGTTGCCTTTGATTTTGATGGTGAGTTCGTGATCTTTTCCATCCCTGGGGAGGTTTTCAATTTCCTCAGAAAGCCTGGCTGACAGATTTTTTACCAGGGCTTCGTCCTCGCTTCGCATACAGCTCCTTTGCTATTTCAGCGATTTACTACCAACTTCAATATTCGCTCCACGCGTGGTTGATCAAATCCTTGATCGCCACCCAGCGCGTTGTAGACCTCTGTGGCCACTTCGGCCAGTTTCTTTGTCGGCCAGCGCCGACCGGCTTGTTTGGCGGCCGCTTCTAGCATTTCGACGATTCGGACGAGCTTCTCGCTGTCGATGGGTGCCCATGCGGGGGCGGTCGACGTGGCGGCGATTTTCTGCCCGATGATGAAACCCAAGTCGGCGCCGGCTGCGGTGATGGCGGCCAGGTAGTTGGCGTCGGGCACACGCTCGCCTGCTTCGTAGAGCACCTGCGTTTTTTTTGTCACACCGGCCAGTGCCGCGAAGTCGGTCTGGTTGAGGCCAAGTCGCGTCCGCTCTGCGCGCAGTCGCTCACAAAAAGAAACCATTCGGTTGCCAAAATCTCTTTAAAAAGGAACCGATTGGTTCCATCATCAGTTCACACCGTTCGACCATGAACGGCAACTTAATCGGCACCCCAGCGGCGCCAGCAGCCCCCCGGAGTGAACCTATGGAGCTACGTACTGCAGATCAGGCCCGAGCCGAGCTCAAGGCCAAAGGTGTTTCGATTACCCAATGGGCAATCGCCAATCGTTTTTCGCCCAACCTGGTGTTCGAGGTGTTGGGTGGACGCAAAAAATGTGTAAGGGGTCAGGCCCACGAGATTGCGGTCAAGCTGGGTCTTAAAGCCGGAGAGATTTGTACCGATCCGGCGACGGCCCTTGAGCTCAACTGTTTTATGGCGTGAGGCTCGTGATGAAAAATCATATCGGCTATTCGGAATCTACCGCTTTAAAACCCGCGCCGCGTGGGGGTGCAGAGCAAAAAAAGAGATTTCCTACAGAAAACCCACTAATCCACACCTTTTTAGTTGTTTCCGGTTTTTGCCTGAGCCTATCACCCCTTAATGCCATCGGTATTGAGGACGCCAATTTACCTGAAATGTTTGCGCCGGAGGCGAGGTTATGAATGGCTCGGTCTCGGCTGCTGCTCGGGTTTTGCGGGCGCTGAAGGCATTAAAGGGGCACACGGTCACAGGGCTGAGTAATGCGGAGTTGGCACAGCTGACGCAGGACAGTCCCAGCAATATCACGCGGGCCATGCAAACCCTGATTGCCGAGGGGCTGGCGGTGAAGCTGGATAACGGCCGCTTTGCTCATTCGGTGGGTGTGTTGCAGATCGCGCAGGCGCATGCCGAGCACATGGCGCGTTTGACAGGACGTATGCAGGAAATCAATCAGCGGATTGCCGCTGGGTCGATCGTTTAAGGAGGGGTTATGGCAAGGAGCAAGAGCATACCCATGGAGCCGCTAGCGTTGCCTGCTTTGGACGGGGTGAGGTTGACGGCTGATCAGAATGCGATGGCGGCGCTTCAGGCTTCGCACGATGAAGAGCGCGACGCGGTGAGTCAGTTGTTGGGCCAGGCGCAGATGGCCGGCGCGTTTGAGGCGTTTTCCCGCACGGTGCGGACGTCGAAGTTGGCGTTTGTGAAGGAGAACAAGCTGTATCGAGGCTTGGCCGGACGTAAGAGTCCGCACGGTGCGGCGGTGTTGAGCGGTACGTGGGATGAGTTTTGTGGGTTGCTGGGGCGTTCGGTGGATCAGGTGGATCGAGACATCGCCAATCTGCGGGCCTTCGGTGAGGAGGCGCTGGATTCGATGTCGCGGATGGGGATTGGGTATCGCGAGTTGCGCCAGTACCGGCGTTTGCCGCAGGACCAGCAGGCGGCGCTGATTGAGGTGGCTAAGGCTGGTGATAAGGAGGCGTTCATCGATCTGGCTGAGGAGCTGATTGCTAAGCATGCCCAGGAAAAGGAGGCGTTAGGTCGCCGCCTTGATGAGTCGATGGCCAACTACACCGCGCAAAGCGAGGTGATGGCGAAGAAGACCGGCGAGTTGGATAAGGCCCGGCGAGAATTGGAAACAGTCCGTAAGCGGATTCAGACGATGCCGGCCGATGAGGCGGCTAAGGCCTTGCGCGCGGAAGTGGCGGCGATTGCTTATGAGGCGGAGGTCAATGTTCTGGGGCCGCTGCGCGAGGGGTTTGCGAAGCTTGAGGCGTTGGCGGTCGGCGGCGAGGAACACCGTGCTTTCAAGGCCGGCTTGATTCGGCAGTTGGAGATTACGCTGGGGGCGGTTCGCAGCGAGTTCAACTTGCCTGAACAGGCGGATGCCGTGGTTTGGATGACGCCTGCGGAGGCTTGATATGAACCCGGTACATATTGAGCAGTTGATGGAGATCGCACGGCGCGCTGATGCGACTGCGCACGGTGAGCGAACGACGATTTACCTGGCTGGAGCGCAGGCGCTGGGTGTGTCTGTTTCTACGCTGCAACGCCAGTTGAAGTCTGTACGTTTGGCTAAGCCGCGCAAGCGGCGCAGTGATGCCGGCTACAGCGCTTTGCCGCTTGAGGAAGCCCGGTTGATTTCGGCGGTGCTGTTGGAGTCGATCCGGGCCAATAACAAGCAGTTGTCGACGATTGCGCGAGCCGTTGAGCGTTTGCGCAGTAATAACCTGGTGGTGGCGGGTCGTGTGGACGAGGAAACGGGTGAGTTTCGACCACTAAGCCGCAGTGCGATCAGTCGGGCGCTGCGGGGTTATAAGTTGCACCCCGATCAGTTGTTGCAGGACGCCCCGGCGGTGTCGCTGGCAAGTCAGCATCCCAATCATGTCTGGCAGATTGATGCGTCGATTTCGACGCAGTTTTATCTGGCCGATGACGGTGCGCGGGTGATGAATAAGGCCGAGTTCTATGACGGCAAGCCCGCGAATCTGAGGAAGATCGAGCGCCAGCGGTTGTGGCGGTATGTGATTACGGATCATACGAGCGGCACGTTGTATGTGGAGTATGTGCTGGGGGCGGAGTCGGCTGAGCATCTGTGCGGTGTGCTGATTAATGCGATGCAGAAACGCTGTGAGTCAGACCCTTTTCATGGGGTGCCTTGGGTGTTGATGACGGACCCTGGGGCGGCGATGACCAGTGGGATCTTTCGTAATCTTTGCCGTGTTCTGTCGATTGATTTGGTGGTGAATCGGGTTGGGAATGCGCGGGCCAAGGGTCAGGTTGAGCAGGCGCACAACATTGTCGAGCGTGAGTTTGAAAGTGCTTTGAAATTTCAGGCGGCGAGTAGTCTGGAGCAGATCAATGCCTGGGCCGGCCAGTGGATGCGGTATTTCAATGCGACGTCGATTCATACCCGCACGCGGCGTACTCGGTATGGCGTTTGGCAGTTGATTAAGCAGGAGCAGTTGCGGCTGGCGCCGAGCGTTGAGGTTTGTCGCGAGTTGGCGGTGAGCACGCCGGAAAAAAGAAAGGTGAGCAATCTGCTGAGGGTTTCGTTCCGGGGCATGCAGTTTGATGTGAGTTCGGTGCCCGGGGTGATGGTGGGTGAACAGCTGCTGATCACGCGCAATTGTTGGCGGGATAAGGATTCGGCGATTGCGGTGCTGGTGGGTGATGACGGGCGCGAGCAGTTTCATGTGATTGAGCGTGTTGGGGTGGATGCGTTCGGGTTTGCCGAGACGGCTGCAATGCTCGGTGAGCGGTTTAAGCGCCACGCTGAGACACCTGCTCAGGTGTCGCGCAAGGTGTTGGAGCAGATTGCGACGGGTACGACCAATCAGGCCGATGCGCAGGCCGCCCGTAAAGCGAAGGCCGTGCCGTTCGGTGGGCTGATTGACCCGCATAAGCATGTGAATGACACGGTGCTGCCGGCTTATCTGCCGCGGCGCGGTACGAGCCTGAACGTCAATGCGCCCTCTGTTGAGATTGCCCCGCTGAGCCATGTCGAGGCCGCGAAGCTGCTGCGCCCGCGATTGGGCCTTCTTTGGTCGGCTGAGGCGTTTGGTTGGTTGCTGAGCCGCTTTCCGGACGGTGTTCCCCAGGAGCAGCTTGAGGCGGTTGAGGCTGAGTTGAAACGGCCTGTTAAGGTCATGCGCCATTCGGTTGGAGGTGAGTGATGTTGAAGCTGAAGAAGATTTTGCAGGCGGTGGGTCAGCCTCAGGCGGCCTTGGCCCAGTCGCTGAATGTAAGCAGCGCCACGGTTGCGCAGTTACTGAACCATGGACTGTGGCCGCGCAGTCTGGACGGTGAGGTGTTACGGGGGCGCATTCGGGGGTTCTTGACGGCGTCCGGGGCCAATGATGCCGCTATTGCTGATGCTTTTGATGAAGTGGACCCGCCGTGCGCCAACACGGCAGGTCCGGGCCTTGTGAAAGACCCGTCCGGGGAGGACGAACCGATGTTACTGCCAAAACAAACGCTACAGCCAGCGACCCGTAAGGCATTTGGCTTATTCCGTGATCCGTTTGATGAGTTGCAGTGCGCTCAGGATATGTGGGTGAGCCCGGATATCCGCTATGTGCGCGAGGCGATGTACCAGACGGCTCGACACGGTGGGTTTCTGGCGGTTGAGGGGGAATCCGGGGCCGGGAAAAGCACGCTTCGCCGGGATCTGGTGAACCGTATTGCTGAGAATAACGACCCGGTGATGATTATCGAGCCGTATGTGTTGGCGTCCGAGGATAACGACGCCAAAGGCAAGTCGCTGAAGAGTACGCACATTGCCGAGTCGATGATGGCGGCTGTTGCGCCGTTGACCAAGGCCAAGAGCAGTCCTGAGGCGCGCTTCGCTCAGTTGCATAAGGCGTTGAAGGAGTCGCATGCCGCTGGCTATCGCCATTGTCTGGTGATTGAGGAAGCGCACAGTCTACCGGTGCCGACGTTGAAGCACCTTAAGCGGATTCTGGAGTTGGAGGTGGGGTTCACTAAGTTGGTGAGCGTCATCATGATCGGCCAGCCTGAGCTGGGGGTGAAGTTGAGCGAGCGCAACGCGGATGTGCGTGAGGTGGTGCAGCGCTGTGAGCGGGTCACGTTGACGCCGGTTGAGCATTCGAAGTTGGGTGAGTTTTTGACGTTTCGCTTTGATCGGGTGGGCAAGGTGTTGGGGGACGTCGTTGATCAGGGGGCTATCGATGCGATTGCGGCTCGGTTGTCTCAGCCGACTCGTCATGGGGGGCGGGATGTGAACGTTTCGCTGCTTTATCCGTTGGCGATTGGCAATCTGATGATTGCGGCGATGAATCTGGCGGTTCAGTTGGGGGTGCCGAAGGTGACCGCCGATGTTGTTAAGGGGGTTTGAGATGGATGCTCTGGATTTGGCAGGGACGGCGGCACGGATCGAGCCGATGAGTATTTTGGCTGAGGCGTTTCCGGTGCAGTTGTCTGCCTTCAATGGGTTGACTCGGGACCTTCGTGACGCTGGGGTGTCGATCAAGCTTCTGGTGTTCTTGGATAACAGGATTTTTATCGAGCTGGACAGTCTTGAGCTGTTCATGCGCCGGTTTGGCTCTCAGTTATGCGGGGTCCGCTATTCGCCTGCGGGGTCATTGACCTGTAATACGGTTACGGTCCGGGGTGTTGATGTGGCGTGGCTGACGCCGGTGAAGGAGCGGGATCAATGAATCTGGCCCTCGGTGCTGCGGTGGGGGCTGTATGAGTGACTTCCGAAGCAAGGGGCCGGAGCTACTGGTTGATCTGACCGAACACGTGACGGCTGCGCTCAGTGAGCTTGTTTCGATGGATGACGAGGCTGCCCGACATGTCGCCCAGGAGGTCGCCGATCGCATGGCGGCTCACTGGGGTGGGCAGAATGTCTACTTTCCAATGGGATTGGCGGGCAAGCTGAGTCGGCGGGATCGGCAGATCTACGAGGAATTCAACGGCACCAATCAAAGTGACTTGGCGCGTAAGTGGGGGGTGTCGCTTCAATGGATCTATAAGATCGTTAAAGCGGTTCGAAAGGACGAGATCGCCCGCCGCCAAGCCGATATGTTCGCCCCGCCAGATGATGGCTAA